AAATCGGGTCAGACGACCATCAAACAAAACCATAGGAGCGCCGACAATGCTTCCGGCGCTCATCGCCGCCCTGTAAATCAGAACCTGCCTATTCACAAAATCATTCTGCAAGAAGGCCGCTATGTACGTCTGCTCCACACCTGAGAGCGTCACATTCAACGTATTAACGCGCAGATCACGGGACTCCCTGGGCGACCCAATCGAGACCAAATGATCGCTGGTGTTGTATGTATCCCCGCCATAACTGACGCTGTGGAAGTAGTCAGTCAGATATATGCCCGTCCCGATATCGATGAAAATCAAGGTGCATAGATCAAAGCCGTCTTTCGCAAGCTCAGTTTTTAGCGTTTCGTTAAGATTCCGAGGCATCAGAGCACCTCAATAAGATCAACTTCAAAGTTGTATCTGTCAAAGCCCGAGAGCGACCATTCCTGGATATCGTTCTCTAGCCGTACGGTAAACGGTACGCTGTTGTAAGTGATTGCCTCGTTATTCCCCACGGTTTCAACCAGGCCGGGTTGTATATTCAAAGTCCCCGCGCCAGATTGATCAGACGTCACCATGTAAACCTTGTCATGGTTCCCAAACTTCACAAAGTCGCCCGCCTTGATTACCCCTGAAAAGCCGTCGACCGTTATCGTTGAGTCGCCTGCTGCATGGCTTCCGTTTGTTCTCATCGTGCCGACAGCACCACCTGACGAGCTAGAAACGACCGGAGGGATGATGGTGAACTCCTCGACGCCGCCCTTCTGAGCCATCACAAACGCAAACACGGGCGCAAACTCCGACCGCTTCAGATCGTTATATCGCCCTTTAATGGCCCATCTCTGAGCCCCTAGAGAGCGCACCTGTGTCCTGCCGCTTCGGGTTTCTGTTCTCAGATTTGCGTGTCGAGACGTAATCTCAACGCTTGAGAATTCTGGGTCAGTTGGATAGCTCATGCGATCGCCGCCTTACCTTGATCATTCAGGGCTTCATTGATGACATTGATGATTAAACCTCGACGCTGCACCAGTAGCTCATCAAATCCCTGGGTGTCGTTTGCCTGTATGTTAAACGATACATTTGCTGTTTTGTTGACCACCTGGCTGCTTTGATTGTTTCGGATAGCCTCGTTTGGAGTTATGGAGCCGCCCGTATTCCCCATCGTCAGCACTTCAGGGCCACGCTCTCCGACCATATATGACTCGCCAGGGCGTACCTGACCGCCTAAAGCGCGTCCTGTGAGCGATTGCGTCGCATACTGTGCCCCAGTAGCCAGGATGGCAGCCGCCGCAGCAGCGCCCAATGCGGGCCCGATGAAGGGTATGCCAGCGAGTGACTTGTATGCGGACATCGCAGCGCTGTATGCGTCAGACATGATTTTCTTGGCGTTCTCGCGCTTCTCCGCGTTTGCCAGGTTGACGCCGATGCGTAGTGCCGCCTTCGACTTCTTGTCCTTGTGATCGAATAGGAGATTCTCCATATTAATCAGGGCGTCAGTCAGCTCGAGTGATCCTTGGCCTCGATCTGTCGCTTCCTTCGCTGAGATTTCAGCACGACGTGCAGCCCCGTGTTCCGCGATCTCAGTGACTGCAGCCTGGTATTCTTCCTCTGCGAGCTTTCCAGCCTCGAGCCTTTCCTTGAGTATTTCAAGCTGCCGCTCCTCCTTTCTCTCAAGTGCTTCCAGTTCAGTGTCATTCAAGGCCATAATCTGCTCAAGCACCTTGGCCGCTTCCGCCGCTTTCTTGCTCTCGTCCTTTTGCTCGGCCTTGGCTTTCTCTTCGATCGCCGCTGTAGCCGCCTCTGCAGCCTGGGCCTCGTCATATAGAGCGCCAGCTCGTTGAGCCAGAGCGGCAATCTTCTCAGGAGCCAGCCCCTCGGCTTCGGCCTGCCTGACTACCGAGAGAATGGCGAGAGCGCGGCCTGTGAGGCCCGCTGTAGCCGCTTCTTCTTCCATGGCGGCAATCATGCCCTGGGCTGAGTTTGCGTACTCTGAGCTTGATTCTGATGCCTCCTGGATAGCGCCTGGTATATCAGCCAGGGCTTTTGATAGGAATTCGGCCTGCTCCTCAGCGGTCTTCATAGTCATCGCCGCCTGGAGCACAGGCAGAGCCATCTGGGCGAACTTGTCTGTAACGCCGTCGACCTGCAATAACTCATTGATCATTGACGTGACAGACGCAGCTGCGCCCTCATTGCCAGCCGCCATCGCGTCGATTGCCTTGCGTAGATCATCAGCTTGCTGTGTGGATATGCCCATTTCTTCGGCATATGCTCTCAGGCGAGTTTCGTTACCCCTCGCCATGTTTCCCGCTGTCAGGTGTGTGACGCTCAGCTCGTCCAGGCTGTCGATCATCAGCTGTTGAGCGGCTGTCGCATTTTGCATGGCCTCGACATACTTCACTCGAAGCTCGATCTCCGCCAGGTTACGACTGGTTTTTGCAAGTCTCAGGAATGAGTCACTGAGCTTCATCGCGCCAGTAGCCGCATCCTCGGACATGATTTTGCCGATATCCGTGAGGGATTCCTCGAGATCGTCGGCTGATTTCTCAGCACCCATGAGGGCGGGGATTAATACACTGCCGACCGCTGCACCAATACCGACAATCGCACCAAGTAAGGGCACTCCCAGGACAAATCCTAAGTCAGCAGCCTGGACGCCGACCGCTCTCATGGGATTCTGACCAGCGGCAATCTGACCAGCCAGCTGCTCGAACTGAATGCCAGCCATGCCCGCTTTTCGACCCATATCCCCTAATCGGTTTCCGCTATCGTTTGCGGCGTCTGGCAGCCCTTTAGGAATGGCGTCACTTGCGGCTTCGGGTAGCCGCTGCAGTGGGGGCAGAGCGTCTTTTGCTGCCTCCTCGATGTCCTCGATTGCCTCCTCGACAGCAGCGGCTGATTGGCTGAACTTATCCAGGTCCGCCTTGCCTTTTTTGACACCTGCCGTGTCGACTTTTAGCGTTAATGATCCGACTTCAGTGGCCATACGGGCGGCGCTCCTCGATATTTACTCAGCGTTATGATCGCGCTGACTTCCCAAGGGTCCAATTTTACACCCGTGAGCTGCTCATATGCTGCTATTTCCACATATGAGTGAGTCGGCATCGACGTGTACGCTTTCCACGCATCGTCGTGATCTGCGCTCAATTTTGGTGCTGATAGGAGGTCTGGCGGCGTGACGCCCGTCGTTTTCTCAACCTGCTTCAGCGTTTCAAATCGGCTGATGTCAGAGCCATCAGGGGTGCTGTGTATCCACATACACCACCGACCAAACGCCACAAACTCGTCGGTCAGCCGCTTATAAAATTTTCGCCATTGCCCAGGAACTCGAGAAGCTGTGTGACTACGCCAGGAGCGTCCTGGTAAAGATCGCGGGCGTTCTTTTTGCTGAACTCATATTCCTCGCCATCCTTAACAATGCCGCGCCAATCCAGAGTGACAGAGACCAGGGCATCGACATCCATCTTATCGAAATCAAGACTATCCTCTTTGCCCTGGCTTTTCGCCTTCAGTATCTGAGACGTCTGTGACTTCTTGGCAGCCCTCCACTCGCGGGAGTCGGCACCCATGATCGTGATAAACACGTCTGTGGCCTCTCCGTTGAGTGGGTTTGTGATGTTGCACTCAGCACCCTGGGCGTGAGCCTGGGCTGTAGCTAACTCTGCAAAGTCCATTAGGCGTCAGAGCGTGTGATTTTAATCTGTGAGTCGTCTGAGCTGTCGTACAGAGCCACAAAGTCCATCGCAATAGTCACCGCACCCTCGCCTGATACGTCAGGCTGGCCGCTGTTGTACTTCACATTCGAGAAATCAAACTCGTAGCTGTTGCCGTCTAGGTCAGTCAGCGTCAGCGTTATGCTCGATGTGGTCTCGTTTAGGAATTTCTCATATAGAGTTTTGCTCGCGAAGTACGTGGTGAGCGTACCAGTCACTCGAGATCGACCGATCGATGGGCGATTAGTGGTCTGGCTACCTACCGAGAACAATGGCTCAATGCCGTTCTCCAGGGTGAACTCGACAGATGTGACGGTTGCGATTGAGCTGCCGCCTTCACTGATTGAGCCTGTGAACGAATCGAATGGCACCATGCCAGCGTCAGCTCCGAATGTAGAGCCAGTGATCGCTGATGTGGCGAGGGTAAGATCCTTGCCCACGACGCCGAACGTGCATCCGACCATCGCATTGGGAGATACCGATAGCGCCATTGAGTTGATCTCGCAGCCCTTGTACGTGTGGAACTCAGGCGTGGCCAGGTCGCCAAACTTGCGCTGAATCGTGAAAGATCGGCGAGTTGTGCCCGCTTTGAGGACGTCTGTTGCCCAAGAGCCACAAAGTGCGGCCTCGATCAGATCGTCGAAGGATTCATACTCCAGCTCACAGCTGATCTCACCGCCGACGGTTTTATTCCCGTGACGGAAGTCCTCGACCATGCGATCGCCTCTCAGCTTCTCGCTCTCGACCGCATCCTTGGATACGTTGAGTGTGGTCCCTGTGTGTGGAAGTGGTGAAAAACCGGGAGTCGACGGCGTGGTGCCATACGTGGTCTCCGCGATATAGTGTAGGCTGTGCTGTGCACCGTTTGCGAATGTCATGTTCTGGCCTCAGTATATGTCTGGAAGTCTATCGAGACGGGTATGAAATACCACTCCTCGTCCAAAATAGCGGGCCCCATCGATACCGATCGGACTCGCAAGCTCTGGCTATTATACGTCAAAACTGTACCTCGCTTGAACGTATCTGCCACCGTATCTACCTCTGACGGTCTCCCTGAGCCCCGAGGCGTTACAACGTCGACCTGGTAAATACCATTGGTCTCATCCTTGCCAGAGCCACCCAGGGAAGCCTGGAGAGTGTCTGCTGGTAGGAATGCTGCTCGCAGGTAGGTCGTCCCAGCCTGCGGTGTATATGGAACATTAGGGAATGCGATGGGCGTCCCTGTAATCGTCGCCAGCTTGGTGTCGAGTGCTGCCTGGATATCATTAAATATCGTCATTTCTTGGCTGCCTCCTCGATAAAGAACTTATACTGGCTAAGAATTGTCCTAACAATGCCTTGAGGGGCTTGTTTCGACCAGCCGTACTCTAGGGCAAGAGCGTAGGGGACGTTATTCGTCATGTAGAACGTGTTACCCGCGACCATCTTGCCTGCACTAGCTAGGAGCTGCGTATTTGAATTGCTGGCGCTTCGATCTGGCCCTTGACTCGCCCCGGCTGCTGGAGCGTCAATACTAAATTGCCAGTTCGCTCGGAATCGCCCGCCAACGTATCCCTTAACAGGGGTTTTCCAGGTGCTTGGATCAGCCACAGGTGATGCTTTGATAATCGCTGAGCCCATGCCGATTAGGGTTCCCCTCACCTTCTCCTCGGGAATATTGGAAAAATCCTTAATCGCTGCTGTGAATGTCTTGCTCATTTTCGGATCTGCAGCTCGCTGACCAGGGCGGTATCTCCTGGCTGATTGTTGCTGACCGAGATCACACGGAATGTGTCTGATCCGATGGCGACCGTATCACCAACTTGGTATGCGTGAGCCTCTGCGACGGCCCGCCTGTCTCCTGCCAATATAGTTTGGCCGTTGATGTCAGCGTCGCGATAATCAAACAAAACGCAATTTTTAGTGAAGGTCGACGTCGTGTCAGACGTCTTGCCTGTTGCAGGGTCATACGCTCCTTTTGACGTCCGCGTGAACGTCAGCCCTCGTCCATATTTTGTGAGAAGGTTGGTGGCCGTCTTGGCCAATGGAGCGTAATTAAAACTCATGAACGTGACACGTAGTTGACGCCATGGATTAGCTTTCGCACTGCGTGACTGAATGCAGGCGTTCGCTTTCTCATCATGGCCTTGTTGCTGTATACGACTTTAATATCGCCGATCTGCTCGGATTCGGTCTGACGCTCTTGAGCACCGATCGGGCTGTCCCCATCAAACTCAATCTTCACTAACTCATAAATGGCGTTCTTTACCTCATTGGGAATCTCATCAGACTCAACCGAATAGCCATCTATGTAAACGCGATCCCTGGGCCACTGCAGCGCCTGATTCTCATCGGCCTTGATGCCCAGGAAGTGGAGCGACTCGAAGTAATCCATCGCCCTAAGAATATTCTGCTCGATCAAACTATCATCGAGAGTAAATGATATGCCGCGAGCCTCAGCCCACGCGATGAAGTTATCGACGGTCACATACGAGTTCGCACCAGATATCAGCGACCCTGTTTCGATTACTAATGCCATAATAACTCCAGAAGGAAAAGGGGCCCGAAGGCCCCGCGCTAATTAACCTAGCAAGTGGCCGATGAAGTCTGGCTTCCAGGCTTTTACGCCCCATGAAGCTGCTACTTCGATCATAGACTTGCGGTATCCGCGATATGAACGAACCTCAAATACGAGGCCGCTGTGTGGGTCTTGGACCACAATCGCGTCATCAGCTGCATCTCCACCGTTTGGTACTGCAGGAGCGCGCATGGCGAGTTCCATTGCAGCGCGGTGCATAGCGATGTTGAACGTGCTGCCGCCTGATGCGTAGACGTTGCCAGACTCACGCAGAGCCATGCCCTGGAGATCAAGCAATACGCCCTGACGTAGCAAGTCAGTGCCGCCTGCAGTGTTCGCGCCCTGGAGGTTCGCTAGGTTGCGAAGGTTTGCGCCTGCTGCAGTGTCGATGATCAGTGAAACCTGACCGTCGTTTGCTGGCATACCGTTGTCGACAAGCTCCTTACGGATGTCTGCGATAAGGTCAAAGTTTGACGCGAATGGCGTAGTGCCACCAGTGCCCACTGTGCCTGCAGGAGTTGAAGTACCAGCTGCTTCGCCAAGATCAGCTTCGATCTCGTTGCAGAGAGTTCGCATAGCTTGCTTGATCTGATCACCGTAAACAGTCTCGAAGCCGATACCATTGTTCAAGTGACGTACATCCTCACCTGTGTATGGAATCTGAACTGCGCGAGCGTTTGTGATGCTCAGAGTCTTGTTGTCGACAGTCTGATCGGTGCCCTCGGGGATAGTCATCGCCTCAGTAACATCGACAGCAGTCGCAGCACGAGTGAATGAAGCACGAACGACGTCGCCCTTCGCTGCTCGCTCTGAACCGTTTGCGTTAATGGTTGACGCGGGGATGAAGCCGACGAGCTCCCTGCCCACGACATCGGCAGCCTTATAGATATCAGCTGCTAGGTCTGTAAGTACGTTAGCCATTGTCGGCCTCCTTAATCATCGAAAAGTTGACCGCCCGATGCGAAGAACTCAGCCCGCTGCTGATGACTCATCGCCTCGAATTCGGCCCTGCTTACTTCTGTTGATCGCTCTTGGGCCCTGCCTTCAGAACGTGCGGCGCCGCCGCCAGCTGCCTGACTCCCATCAACCAGGAACGGAAGTCGCTCCTTGATGCTGCTTGTCAGATCACTGAGTGTGGATACAGTCAGCTGACCGCTATCATCCAGCACTCGGATTTCACCATCAACAAACGATAGCCTCTGGCCTATTTGTTGCTGTAGGAGCGAAGCCTTGGCCACGTCCTTGGTTAGTCCACTTGCAATTCTACCAGATTCCGCATCAATGCGCGCCTGTATGCGCTCCTGCTGCATTTTTTCCATCTCCTGGCGGTATCTATCAGCCTCAGACTTTTGCGCCTCAAACAGCTGTTTGTAGTCGTTCTCGGCCTTTGCCTTTTCCTCAGCCTGCTGCTTAGCTAATTGCTGAGCCTCCTCAGCCTCACGCTGCTTGGCCTTCTTCTCAGCCAGGAGCTGATCATTCTTGCTCTTTAAGCCAGAGACCTGTTGCTCCACCATGTTCTGCAGTTGCGCCTCGATTGCCGCCTTCTGCTCTTCGTTTAGCTCGATACCTTCGATTTCCATATTTCACCTCTAGTGATTGATGCGGCTCTGCCGCGTTACTTTGCGCCTTCAAGGAGGAATAGAACCTCCTCCATATCTGCCTGCTGCTCGTCAGGCAAAAACGTCATTAAGCGCCTGACCTCGGCAATATCTGCCTTTGTCACATTGCGCTTGTTTGTGATTTTAGTGATCGCCATCCAGGCGTCATCCCTATCCATATGCTCCCTCCAGGAGTTTCTCTATTAAGTCGATGAACAGCTTGTCCGCCTTGTCTCGCCGTCCCAGAAAGTACAGCGTGAAATTCTCTGCAAACCACTCCTCATAATTGGTGTCGCCATACTCAGAGGATGATCGCCTTTTTTTGCCTGAGTATTTTCCGCTGCGAAATATCTTCTCGACGGGCGGCAGCTTCTTATAGATATACATGACGTCAGGTTTGGCGCCGTACATCTGATGAACATGATGGCCTAGCTCGTGGAATATGGTGGAGCGGAATTGATCGAAATCGTTGTCCTGGTAAGACTTCGCCGACCAGGGGCGACCCCTGAACCAATATGTTGTGCCGTCATCTTCCCAGGTGTTTAGCTTCGACTGATCCCTAACTCTGCGCTCACCCTTGCTGAGGCCCTTGACCCTGGCCCCCATGGTCGCGGGGTTGATGCCCATAATTGCATCGCCCATATCGGCGTTTGCGCGGCCTCCTCGATATTTGAATCCTCTTAGCCTGGGAATATTGAACGCATCGCAAAGCCGATCCAGGTCATCCAGACAGGCCTCCAGCGCGATGACTGTATCATCGTCGAATTTTTCCAGGTCTTCCCACTCAGCTCTCGCCTGACGATTGCGGAATCTCGTATACCCCCAGTGACGCTCGTCCTCTGCGTTGTTCTTCGCCCAGGCTTCCAGTCTTGCCTTTGCTCTTGCAGCTGAAACGAGCTGAATCTCCTCCATGCGTCTTGGGTTTATGTCGCCAATGGGCTTGGCCGGGTTCGTAAATGTAAAGCTCTCGCCTGCTGCAGTGCTTGCCACTGGCTGCACTCTTGGCACAAATTGACCGTCAATTCCCCGCAGCTGCTCCAACGTGATAGGGCGTCCCTGCTCGTCGATAAACTTATCCAGGGTGATATTGCCCTCCCTGAACAGCTTGGCCCTGCCAGGCCCGAGAACCTTGTCCTGGAAGCTCGCTGGCTGCCTCTTGAGCCAATCGGAATATGTGGTTGATGCCTTGACCTGCTCGACTCCATCGGGGCCTACTGACGGCCTGGTGCCGCCCTCTGGGCCCAGGTCATACTCAGGATTCACCACCATTGTGATCGTTGAGCGACAGTTGAAGTGAGCTGGCGGCTTAGGATCTTTGTCAAAGTCTCGATATATCGTCCCGTCTCTCGCCATGCAGACCAGGCTAGTGCGCGAATCTAGCGTTGATACCCACTCATAGCCCTCAATAACGTCGTCATTTTCCTGCATTGATAGCTTTCTGGTCTGATTCGATACGTGATTGGTGGCCGTCCTGGCGACTGTTGCAGCGCCTCGCCCCAGTGTGGGCTCCAGGTCCAGGATCTTCTTGGTCAACTCTTTGTTGGTGTATCCAAATACAGCGGCCTCTCTGATCTGCAGCTCTATCTGATTAAGCGTGTGCCGATCAAAGTCCTGCAGCATCCTCGACATGGAATAACCTGGAGAGCCAGGGATATTGATCAAGCTGGTATTCATTGCTGTGTATATCTGGCCAGCCGTAGGGATCGCCGCTGTGACTCCTACCTGGCCAATCACGCCAGCATTAAACTCGGCCTCATACTCGCCAAAATCCAGGAGCGCCTCGAGCAGCTCATCCCTATATGAGCCCTGCTCTGCCAACATATACAGATAAAGATCACCGCCCTGCTGCAGGATGCGCTGACGAGCGAAAGGTGTGAGCCCTGGCTGATCTAGCCGCTCGATGACGCTCATGAGGAGGTCGGATATAAACTCAGATGCGCGATTCTCACGCCCACGCGCATATCTCAGAACGAATATCTGATGCCTGGTTAATGCGTTGAGGATCTCATCGTTTGCTGACACGAGGCTTGGCTTTCGCCTTCATCTTCTTCTTGGCAGCCGCTGCTTTCTTCTTGCCTTCAGCTGTGTATGGATATTTCTTACCCTTTACCATTGGCATAACTCACCTCACCATTTTGACTTTTTGGCCCAATAGGCCGCTGACATTTTGCCCTTAGCGATATTCTTCGCGTGACGGGCCTTGAATGACTTACGCCTGGCAGCTGCAGCCTTGCTCTCGCCCTCTCTCTTAGGCGATCCAGAGACACCCTGCTGCCCATATCGGATCAGCTTTACCTTGTCGCCCTCTTTAGCCAGGACGACATGAGACTTGGTTGCGTGTTTTGGTGTGCGCTTTGGCTTGTTATAGCCTGACAGACCATACCGCTCGAGTCGTGGATCTTTAGCCATTACTTGCCTCGCTTGTTTTTGCGGTGCTTCTGTATCTGCTTCCACTGCGCTGAATCGACTGTGCGAGCCTTGCCGCCTGTCAGCACTGAGTTGACGCGAGCCATTGCCCACTGTGATGGGGTAACGCCAGGGCGCCGACCAGACGTCACAGCAGCGCCCATGCCCTTCACATAGATGGCTTTGAGTGCGCTATATGGTGCATTCGCCTCTTTGGCTTTACGCTTGAGGGCCTTCTCTGCTCGCTCACTTACCTTTGCCATATCGTCTCTCGTAGGCTGTGGTGTATTTGCTGCGTCGCGTCTTGGCCTTCTTATCGCCTGCCAGGTCGCCTAATACTTTGCCCTTTTTACGCATCTCATCGAGCTGCTGCAAGCGTAGACGCCGAGCTTGGCCTGTTAGGCCTGCCACGTATTTGGCTGGGACGCTGTAACCTGATGGGGTTTTGACGTTAGCCATCAGTTAAGAACTGGGGGAAGGTCGCCCAGCTCCTCCTTGACGTCATCCAGGGAGCGCGTCCCGTCGACGATTCCTGCCGCCTTCAAGCGATCGAATATGTCCTGGTCGCTGATGATCTGGCGATCCATGAGCGTGACCATCGACATAATGAGCTGAGGGTCGACCGACTTGTCGTAAAACTCACGATTGATCTCGACCACTACATCGTCAGGCGTCCCCATGAACTGAGCGCACCACTTAACGCACTGGGCCAGGGCGCTTGATAAGTTGCCCACGATATCGCCCAGGACGCTGTTCTCCGATGCGAACCGTATCCTGGCGCCTTCTGCTGTCTCGTTATTACCACGATCAGTGATGATTCGAGCACCGATAGCGACCATGGCTGATTCCTTGGCTCGCATGGCTTCCATCACCAGTTGATTGGCTTGTGGCTGCAGCAGTGTGGCGCCTCCTGATTCCCCCAGGATATGGCCAGAGCGAGAGCCTAATTTGATGCCCTCTGGATTAGCCTCAAAGAACTCATCAGCGTTGAGGCTGTGCGTGATGAACAGCGTGGGCTGCCCTGTGATGAAACAACTCTCCTCGTAGTCCGCAGAGTTACGATAGTGAGCGATGTTCACGTCAGCGATATCTGATAGAGGCGCATCGTCAATCGTGGCGTCGTTGTTCTTGCTGCCGACAAAGATGCCAGGGATAAAGCCCCAGGGCGTCCCGTCTGCCTGCTTTGGGTAAATCTCGTCAGAGTATGGAACCTCATCACGATAGAGCTGCTGCGTGTAACCATCCTCGCGCAATCTCAGGACGCGGTATTGCGTCTCCATGTCGTGACCAAACTCATCATCGCCGGAACGATAATCTTCAGCCAGGACGACCATCGTTAGCACCTTGCGGCCTGCCATGGTTTGCGTACACCAGTTGACGACCTGCTCAGCTGTATAAGGAATGATCGAGGCCTTGAGGTCCAGGCGAGCGATATCCTCGACTGATAGATCGCCCTCTGCTTGCGGGTAATCAACCAGGAGGAACGTGCGGCCTGTCTCTAGCAGGTTCGACAGCTCATCCTTGGCCAGCTGCTCAATGCCCAGGCCATCGCCACTCGCATCGTCAATCAGATATTCCAGGCCTGGAGGTACTTCGATCTGTGGCTTCTTACGGAATGCAGCGCCTACCAGGGCGTTCTTTGTGCGGCCTGTGAAGTTGGTAAACAAGGCTCGCTTGAGATACTGACGATATCGAACCGTCTGGGCTCCCATAGCGTCGTCATTGCTCTCTGCGTCTGGTACTGGTAGGTAGACATGGCGCTTTTCTTTAACCGCCACAGAGCCTCTCACGGCGTCTCTGGTCTTAGTCCAGGACGGCTTATATAGCTCATAATTCGGATGCTTATTGCTGACGGACATGGGCGTCACCTAGTAATGGGTATCGTGATTTTATCATAGCGTGAATCTGATGGGCACATGGGCCACTGGCTTGACGATCGGCATCTCATACGCAATCGGGTATGTCGTCGCGTCATTCTGGTGGTCTCGACCATTTGATTTGTCTGGCTCGCCGTTCTTATAGACCTGCTGCTCCAGGCATTCAGCTGTCACCTGGCACTTGGCAGCGTTCACTTTGACTCGACCAGACTCCAGGGCTGCGTTCATTGCGAGAATACGATCCTTGACCATGGGGTTGCGCTTGTTCACTCGAACCCAGAACCCTGCCTGCTCTAGCAGCGCGATATCTGACTTAGATGCGTCGACCGTCTTGCGGCTCTTGCCGCTCGCATCCGGGTATATGTAGACCTGGTGATCGCCGTATCGATTCTGAATGATCCTGATCATCTCTGGCGTGTCATACATATTCACCAGCTCATCGACAGCGTGCCAGGTACGGCCACCGTCGCGTTGTACGTATATGGTCGCCGCCTGTTTGGTGACGTTAAAGTCACAGCCAACGTAAAGCGGCTCGCCCTCTCTGATCTCCTCGTCGCTGGCACAAGCGTGTCGGTTATAGCTTGTATATACCGTCCCCGACGTGAGATTGACAAACCGACCCTCCAGATATGCCTGTAATAGATGCTCTGGGTACGCCGTCTGCAATGAATCAATGTAACCGTCAGGCAGATGCGGATTGCTTCGAGTTGGCGCCTGGATAATCTCATAACCTGGTCTCGCCTCCTTTCTCCACTGCTCATAGACGAATTTGAAGCCCTCGGGCGTTGTCGTCACTCCAATGGTGTTGAAGCCGCTCGCCTTCTTCTGCCTGTTTCTCGCCATCACCTGGCGCCAGACGTGAGCTGCGTCGTCTCGCTTTAGCGTGTCCAGCTCATCGATATCAGC